TTAGCAAGAAGTGGAGAGCTTATGCAACAATCATTGAGTTGGCCGATGGCAAGCTTAAAGAAATAGATGATGTTGTAAAAGAGCCATTAGAGAAATGTTTATTATATCTTGCTTATAGAGCTGATAGGAATCAATTAGAATCTCTAATACATAAAGAAGCTATGAAATCAATTGGACCTAAATAAAGGTCTACCATTTTTATTCTATCAGTTGTTAAATACATAAACACTATACTATGCCGTGGAGTAACAGCAGAAATGGAGCATTAAGGTACTCCGTAAATAGAGAAAACAATTCGGGCTATTATATAGGTCCGACTAGGGGATTATCTAGTCCGAAAAACTCACGTAGAGCTTGTTTATGTTTGCATGAAGATACTTACGATGTTAGGTGCTGTAATGGTGCTTTAATGGAGCAGGGTATTGGTGTAATCCAATCTCCGGTAAGAACATTTGGTGGAGCATTCTCCGATGGTTACTCTGACGGATTCAATGTGGGTTCTCCATTAAACCAATAAAATAACATTTTAGAATATGCCATTAAATAAACAACAATTAGAAGTAGTAAATCAGACTAACTTTCCTAACAATAATGGACAACTTATTACTCCGGCATTATTAAGGGATTTTAATAGTGATATAATTGAAGCAATACAGCTAACAGGCTCATATGCAACTACCGGTGCTAATACATTCGTAGGTAATCAGATAATCACAGGTAATTTAAGTGTTAGTGGTGTTATATCAGCAAGTGTACTATATGTACAAACTGAAACAGCATCAGTAATATATTCATCTGGCTCTAACCAATTAGGTGATGAGTTAAGTGATACACAAACTCTTTCGGGTAGTGTAAAGGTGCAAGGTAGTTTGACTGTTAATGGAGTGCCTGTTTTAACAGGTAGTGTTAGTGTAGATACAGGTAGTTTAGTTACTACTGCATCATTCAACGCATACACTGCTTCTAATAATCAAAGAGTTAGTTCATTAGAAACTAATAGTGCAAGTGTAAACATATCGATTACAAATGTAAACTCTGCAACTGCAAGTTTGTTTACATCTGTAAACTCTTTAAATAGTTTCACTGCATCTCAATTAATCTTAAACGGACAATACGCAACGACTGGTAGTAATACATTTACAGGCAATCAAATAATTGATAGAGCAAGTAAGTTATACACTAACGGAATATATTGGACTGATGTAACTGCAGGATATAACAATTTAGAAATCATAAACCAAGGTGGAGGTAATTTAGATTTAGCTTCATTAAATAATGGTAAGATTAGATTTGTTTCTTCATCGGTTAACTTCTTAAACTCTCCGATAAGTTCATCAAACGACATTAGTACATCAGCAAATATATACGCAGCTAATTTAACGGGTAGTACATTACCTTCTGGTGTTATATCATCATCTGCACAAATTACTTCATTAGGATTTGTTAGTTCATCAGTAACTGCATCTTCATTAGTAACAGCATCATTTGATAACGGAACTCGTAACTTAACATTTACGAAGGGAGATGCATCTACATTTAATGTAAACATTCCTGATGTGAGTGGTAGTACTTTACCAAGCGGACTATTAAGTTCATCGGTAACTAACTTTACGGATTATTCAGCATCAGTAGATAGTAGAATAAACTCAATCACAGGTAGTACAATAGATACAGGCTCATTCGCAACAACAGGCTCTAATACATTTGTAGGTAATCAGATTATAAACGCTGATTTGACTGTTAGTGGTAGTACTAATGTTGGATTCGTTAACGTAGCAGATGCAGGTGGAATTAATTTAGAAACTACCGGCTCTGGCTCTACAACTTCATATGGTATAGTAACTAACCCATCTAATGGTGATTTAGTTTTCAATACTAATCCAGGTAATGGTAGATTGATGACATTCAATCAAACGGATGGTATAATGAATCTTTGGAATGGTATGAAATTAGATACTTCATTTATTGGTATCGATGTTTATGACCATCCTTTAAACTTATCATCTTCTTTTGGTGGTATGACTACAATGTTAACCGCACAAGGTAACGTAGTTGTATCAGGCTCAATGATAGCATCGGGCTCATCAATTGTAACTGGCTCAATGAATATTACGGGCTCTATCTCAACAATTGGTTCGGCAAGTGTAATAGGTTCTCTTACTGCGTTAAGTAAAACTACTATTGAGCTTGGTGCTGATAATGGAATTAAAATAGGAGCAACTAATGGTAGTGGTGCTGGAATTGATGTAGGAAACATTTCAATGCAAGTTCGTCAAGGTAGTTTATCATTAGCACCTACGTTATTTTCTAATACAACTGCATCTCTTTCACACTTATCATCATCATCTTCTAATAGTTTTGTAAACTTAATATTCAAATCGAATAACAATACAGGTGATACAATCATATCAGGTAGTAATAACGTATTTGTTAACCCACCAAACCCAACCGCAGGATTCAAAAGATATGTAGGTGGATTCGGAAACAATTTAGGTATTGTTCCACAAATAACAGGCTCATATGGGTTCTCACCTAATATGTCTAATAGCTGGATTGCTACTGGTATGTTAATGAGAATACCTGTATCATCATCAGCATATACAATGGCTGGTAACGTATTAAATAATCCAACTGCAAATGGAGTTCAATTAGGAACTTCTGCAACACTTAATTTTGAAAAAGCAGTATCAGGTTTAACTTTTAATAATAATAATATAAATGGTACTTTAGGTGCAACCGCATATAAAACTCCATTATCATCATCAGTTACTATTGTTTCAAATAATATTGGTGGAAATGTTGGCCTAAATATGGATAGTTCATCTATCAGTTTTGTTAATAATATTGTTCAGGGTTTATTAAATGTAAACAACTCATATTTCCCATCTACATATACCGCACCAAATGCAATATTAGCAGTTAGTAACTTTATAAATGTAGGAGGTAACATCATATACGCATCAGGCTCTAACGCCACATTCCCATCAAATAGAAATGTTTTTGCAAGTAGTATGTTAGGTAATCAGAACGTAATGTCTGCATCACTTAATGGGAATAGTGCACAAATTCAATCTACACACTTAATCGGATTTGGATTAAACGTACTTGGTACTAACCTTATACAAACAAGCTCCGTAAACGATTTCGGTTCTGTATTCATAGGTAGAAATAATGCAATAGATGGTAATAAAAATAAAACAGCAGAGACTGTTTTCGCAGTAGGTACGGGTGATTCTACTACGAGAAAGACTGGATTCTTAATTGATTCAGGCTCTAACACATATGTAGAAGGTTCATTAAACGTAAGTGGAAGTACATCATTAACTGGTAGTTTATACATTCAATCAGGAAGTTGGATACCATCCGCAACAGGTAGTTCTTTATTAACTTGGAACGAAGCAACAGGGCGAGTAGCACAATCACCTCTTGCAGCTGTTTTAGCAAATACATTTAGTTTAGGAGTATTTACTTCTACCATAACTCAAAGTGGTAGTGCGGCAGTATCTCAATCAATGACATTTAATAATACTGAAGAAAGTTCAGGAGTAACCCTAAGCAATGATTCTCGATTAAATGTTGCAACTTCAGGATATTATAATATTCAGTTCTCAGCACAATTATTAGCAGATACAGGCGCAGATGATGTTTGGATTTGGTTAAAGAAGAACGGAACTAATGTACCTAATACCAATACGAGAATAACTCTTGCAAATAACGAAGAAATAGTTGCAGCATGGAACTTTGTTGTAAATGCAACATCAGGAGATTATTATGAATTAGTATGGCAAAGTGCAGATGGACATACTAATTTACTAACAGAACCAGCAAGTGGTAATTATCCGGTAATTCCATCCGTAATAGTAACAGTAACACAAGTAAGATAAAAAAAATAACTATTTCTAAAAATAGTATTGTTAAATAACTAAACAACAGATTATTATGAACGCAAAACAAGTCCTAAATAAGATAATCACTCTTTTAAACAAAGATGAGGTACGATTAACTTACGCTAGATTAAAAGATGGAACAATCGTAGAATCTCCTACATTTGATGTAGGCGAAGATTTGTTCGTAGTATCAGAAGATGGTACTAAAACCCCAGCTCCAGATGGTGAGCATGAATTAGCATTGAAAGATGAATCAGGCAACGAAAACTTAATCAAAGTTATCACAAAAGATGGTAAGATTGAAGAAAGAATGAACGTTGAATTAGCTGATGCAGATGCTGAAACCATTAAGACAGAAGATTTACCACAAGCTGATGGTGCTAAAGCCGTTGAAGATATTCAAATGGCAGAAGAAACTGAAGAAGTTGGTCCTTTACCTTCAACAGGTGATGGTATGCCAGCAGATACAGAAGATGAACCATCAATCGAAATCGAATTAAAAGATATCGTAACTAAATTACAATATCGTATTGAAGAGATGGAGAAGAAAATGGAAGAAATGGGTAAGATGAAGATGGAAGAAGAAGTAGTAGACAAAGAAGCTGATGTAAAAGAAGAAGATGACATTGAAGAAATGGAACTTCCTAAATTGAATGGTGCACCTGTTGAAACTAAAATGGCTTCAGTAGAACTAAATAGAAAGAATTACGGTAAGAAATTAATGAATACACAAGATTCATTCTTATCAAAATTATATAAATAAATTATTAACTCCAAAAGGAAAACAATGAAAAAAAATCAAAACTTTGCATTGCCTACATTTACTCAAAATACCTACGCAGGTGAGTTTGCAGGACAATACATCGCAGCAGCACTTTTAAGTGCAAAAACTTTGGATAACAAATATGTTGAGATTCACCCTAACGTGAAGTTCAAAGAAGTTATCCAAAAATTAGACGTGAGTGGAATCGTACAAGATGCTTCTTGCGATTTCGTAACTTCAGGTAGTGTTGCATTATCTGAAAGAATTTTAGAACCAAAAGAATTACAAGTTAACTTGGAATTATGTAAGCAAGAGTTTGTTGATTCTTGGCAGGCGATGCAATTGGGCTTTAGCGCATTTGATACCATCCCAGCTACATTCAACGATTACTTAATCTCTTATGTTGGTGGTAAAGTTGCTGAAGTAACTGAACAAAACATTTGGGCAGGTACAAACGTTAACGGACAATTCGAAGGATTCCAATCTTTATTATCTGGCTCTATCAGAGATAATACAACTGTAGTATCGGGCTCAATCACAGTATCAACTGGTGTTATCCCAGCTTACTCTGGCTCTACATTAATCGGTGGACAACCAATCTCTGGCTCTATCACATCTGCAAACGTAATCGCTAAATTAAACGATATCGTAAACTCTATCCCTGATGCAGTTTATGGTAAAGAAGATTTATTACTTTATGTAGGTACAGGTGTAGCTAAGGCTTACCAAACTGCATTAGGTGGTGGTTCAGTAGGTGCAAACGGATACAACAACCAATTGACTGTAGGAGAAAAACCTTACAACTTCAATGGTATTGATATCGTAATGTGTCCAGGTATGAGTGCAAACAAAGTTGTTGCAGCTCAAAAATCTAACTTATTCTTCGGGACCGGCTTGCTGGCAGATTATAATGAAGTTAAAGTATTAGACATGAGTAACATCGACGGTTCTCAAAACTATCGTATAGTAATGAGATTTACTTCGGGTGTTCAATTCGGTATCGGACAAGATATCGTATACTACGGAGCTTACTAAAAAAATTAAATAAAGGGTGGGGAGTAATCCTCACCCCATTATTAACAAATTAAAACTAAATCAATATGGCTTGTAATCTATCAGCTGGAAGAAATGAAGTATGTAAAGATAGTATCGGTGGCTTGGCTGGCGTTTACTTCTTTAAGCAATACACATCATCTTCTTTCTCGCAATCAGTAGCGACAGACACTACTGACCCGCTATTAACTGGAATACCTTCAGGCTCAATCCTGTATTATTATCAGTTAAAAGGAACAAGTGCATATACTGAAACAGTAAATTCATCTCGTGAAAATGGTACAACTTTCTTTACGCAAGAGTTAACTCTTAACTTAAAGAAATTAACAAATGAAATGACTACCCAATTAAAGCTTTTAGCTTATGGTAGACCTCAAATCATCGTAGCAACAATGAACGGAGATGCTTTTTTAGTAGGTAAAGACGAAGGTGCAGATTTAACAGCAGGAACAATTCAGACTGGAGCAGCAATGGGAGACCTTTATGGTTATTCCGTTACTATGACTGGTATGGAGAAGATGCCAGCTCAATTTTTATCTGGCTCAACTTACGAAAATCCATTAGCAGGTTTAACCGCTAACTACACAGTAGTATACGGAACTAATAACTAATCAGTATAGCATTTTAAAAATATTAGACCCTACTCTTAATTGAGTGGGGTTTTTTTATTTACCTACTATTTTTACTTTGGTTGGTGTTAAATATAGAAGAACATAAACTATTACGAGATAATGCTTACATATTTCATATCAGGCAGCAACGGATATACATTTAGAATGAATGAAACTACATCTAGTGCATTTACAATGTCACTACAAGATATGTTAACTCAAACTAATTCTACTGCTTCAATCACATCAGCATCTTATAACCAATATGAAAGTATGCTTGCATTTACTGCAAGT